TTTTATTGAAAATGCGTAAAAAAATAAAGCAACACATGAATAAAAACAAAAATAAAAATAGACATTTCGAAAATATATAACATATTGTGAACCCAGGTTCTGGGTTTTTATCCATATTAAAAAGCTCAGTCATTTTGAAACCGAAACTACACAACGTTTTAACAAAATATCCATATTCTTCGCCCCAATTCTTGCAATTTTCTGTTACTGTGATTGTTTGATAACATAACGGTATACCATAAATATATTTATAAAAAAAATAATTTATATTTATATGTCCGTCCCAATCTTTTATATTTTCTTGATCGTCTTTTAATATTTTATTTCGTATTAATTTATTGAAAATCAAACTATGAGTTGCTGGTGCAAATATGCCTCTATAATTATTATTTAAGTCGTATGGCGTTATTATTATGGGGCAGCCCCCTATCATATAAACAAAAGGTTTTTCTTTATTTTTATTTAAAAAATGCAAAACATTGTCATGATGCCTTTTCTCTTTTACCTTTTCACTAAAAATGAAATCATCTTCTAAAATCAAAATATTATCATATCCTTCTAATTCAGCATGTTTAAATATTTGCAAATTGGCATCAATTATATCTCTTGCGGAATTAGTAATGTAATGCTGTTTTTTTGATTTTTTATAGCCTTTGTTATAGACAATGTAGACAATATTTGTAGGATGATATTCATATAGTTGTTTTTGTATTTCAGACAAACGACCATTCCCTTCTAAATGTATAATGTATGTTGCGTCAACGCCACTAGAAAAAAAACCATCCGAGTATTGTATTTTTTCAAATCGATAACTTTCGCTATTCATATTTGTATAAACAATATAATTTAATAATAATAATTAGGCGAATGGTTCTCGATTCGACTATATAATCCATTCAAATATTCTATGGTTTTGGAATCATACAAAACCCTATCTTTTATAATTTCCATATTTTTTTCTAATTGTTCTATTGTAGAAACGCCCATAATTATCTTATCTATTCCTGTTCTTAACTTTGAATAATTCAATAACCATTGCCACGACTGTTCTAGACAAAGCGGACTTGTAAAAAAATCATTCAAATCAAAAAGAATTTCAGGTTTCCAAAATATTGATTGATAAATAGAGTTTCCAGTAAATCGACTAGGTTGTTCTGGTATTCCATTTCTGTATTTTCCCGTCAAAAGTCCGCCCGCCAATGGATTATAACCCCAAAATACCATATCGTGATCGTTTAAAATGGGAAATACTTCTTCAACCCTACGACAAATAATATTATACATACCCTGATAATATTTTGGGGTGGTATAACCATTTTTTTCACAGATATCGAGAACTTCTTGCAATTGATCCTTTGAAAAATTAGAAATGCCCAAATTATTAAATTTTTCTTTGCGCCATAAGTCATTACATGTTTCTAGTGTATTTTCGATGGGCGTTTCATGATCTGGACAATGTAAATAAAACACATCGACATTCTCGAGATTTAGATTGGTTAATGATGTTGTTATTTGATGAACTAACGGTTCTTTCGATAATTGACCCAATTTACCATTTGTAAAATCGTTTTCAAACCAAGGATTTGCTTTTGTCGCCATAATTGGCAATTTTGATAATTTGGGTAATATTTTACCCAATGTTTCTTCTGTTTTTGTATTACCGTAGTAATACGCAGTATCTAATATGGGTCGGTCGTTATAACACATATATTTTTCTATAATGGATTTATAATATTCTCTTGATTTATCATGGTTAGAGCTATATGGGTATTCTATATTCATTGTTCCTAAAACAATTTCATTCATAATATATAGTTTATATTATGAATTCTCTATTATTTTTTAATAGATTTTAATAACTTCTTTCCATGACTTTTTATAAAATTATAAATAAACATTCGTTTGTAAATAATTGCTATAATTATAATTATAATAAATAAATTATCTTTTATCATGCGAAACAAGTGAAATATAAAAAACTTTTTAATAAGATAAAGTGTCAATTCGTTTTTAATTTCACCGTCTACTGAATATCCTAATTGCGTTAACATTTTATTTAAAAATCCGCATGATGCCGCGTGTATAAAAAAAGGATTTTCGTTTTTATATGAAACAACATTTGTTTTTTTATCAATTGTTACAAATTTACTTACGTCTTGTAATTCATAACATAATGTCAAAAATAATTCGCTTTTAGTATCACAATTAATATCATTGGTTCTTTTACAATATTTTGTCAATAAAACTTGATCGTCGGCTTCGTTTTTTGGATTTAAGTTAAATATACTTTCAATTATTACTAACAAATCTTCGACGTAACCAATGTATGTTCCCGCATTTAATAAATTGCCATTGCAACTACCAAAAATCATATAATTATTAACCATAGTTAATGTTGACGTTTTGGCGTGGCCGACTATCATTTTACAGCCCGTTTTTTCTTTTATCTCTAAAAAAACTTTTGAAATTTCATTTAAATCTCTGCAACAAATAACATCGTAACCATCTACAAAACATACAATATGATCGTTTGGTAAAGTTTTTAAATATTCTATCATTTTAACATATCGCCAATTAAATCCTTGCCATTTTTCACCATATCCTAACACTTCCAATTCTTTCCCATGTTTTTTGCATGATTCTACTAAATACGGGAAATAGTGCTTTGATTCGGTTGCCACTGTTACGACATGAAAATTATTCATTTATATTATTGTTATATTTTTATAAAAATAATATTAAATAGGTGCGTATCCATCATTTAAACAAAACCACCATGTATCATACAAATGAGAAAATGATACAATTACCAATAGAGCCTTAGCTATGCGTGGTATTTGTTTTATAAAAAACGCAATAAACAATATTAAAATTGCCGCAGAAAAATGATAAATTGCTTTAAATATTTGATTTTTACTCATGTACTATATACGTATATTTTTTACTTACCATAAGTAACAAAATTCTTTATTTTCTCGTAACCATACTGTATAATGTTTTTCTTTTCTTGACATATATCACAAAAAGTCATCGATAATAAAATACGCCGTTCATTTTCATCAATAGCTGTCGATTTGTGTAATATTTCTGATCCCTTAAATATCACAAGTGAATTTTCCTGAAATTTAATCGGATAATCAATACCATCGTTTTTGTATACGAATTCGTTTTGCGATAAACCAGTTTTTTCTGCATTTTCATTTATAATTGTAATAAGTGCTACATAACGGTCGCCGTAATAACCAGAAGCGTCTTTATGCCAATCTATAAAATCACCTTTGTTGTTATAAATTAAAAGGGAACATGAATTTGGATCATGTGCAGGCGTTCTTTGGATAGGTTTTTTTAATATTTTTTCTAAATAATTGGTTAATTCTGTAGAATAATAAAGTTCTAAAAGCCCATTATAATCTTTTGTTTTATGTAGATCAAAATAATCTATACCCGTGGCTTTTCTCAAAATAAAGTCTTTGGATTTAAATTTTTTATCATCAAATTGCTTTTTTAAATAGGAATGAAACTCTGGGTTTAAAAAATTATTTGTTACGCAAATATCGTTCTTATAAATCGATGATGCGTTTTCATTAATAAATAGTTTGTATTTTTTATGCAATTCAATAGAGTTTGAGTAAATTGCTTTTAAATATTGCTGCGCAAATATATTTTTTTCATCAAATAAGTAAAATATCACTAACAACAATATTATTATTAAAACCAATATTGCGATTAATGTATTTTTACTTATAAGACCAGATTTCATATATATATATACAAATTAGATTATTTATTTCTTAATAACAATCGAATAGTCTTTAGTATAATGATTATACAAGTATAAATTATTTATTAAACCTGCAATTTTTATTTTTATATTTCTAAAATATATAACATGGACGATTTTCACGTTGTTACTTTCGCAACTGAAGAAAAATATTATTTTCCTTATTTGGTAGAATCGTGCAAAAGACATGGAAAACAATTGGAAGTTTTAGGAATGGGTACAAAATGGAAAGGATTTGCAATAAAATTTATTAATATGATAGATTATTTGAAAACTCTGCCAGATAATCATATTGTATGTTTTATAGACGGGTATGATGTTATTTGCGTACGAGACCTTAACGAATTTAAACAAAATTTTATTAATATTTCTAACAAAACTAATTGCAAAATTGTTATTGCCGTTAACAAAGAAAATAAAAAAACCCATAACAGTTTTTTTTTCAGTAAACTTACTAGCATAACATCAGAATTTGCATTTGGTAAATGTAACAATTATCATTTAAACTCAGGAACTTATATTGGTTACAAAAAAGATTTGTTAGAAATCTTAGAAAATATACGTACAAACTATTTATCAAACGACAGCGATGATGACCAAGTATTGTTAACAAATTATTGTAAAAATAACGATAAATATTTTTATAAAGATAATAAAAATTTATTTTTTTCTGTTTTTTTTGAACCGTTGACGAATATTGATAATTTATTAACAATCGAAAATGGAACTGTATATGTAAATAATGAAAAACCATTTTTTTTACATGCCATATTCGGAACATATTTGGATAACGTTATTATTAAACTTGGTTATAAATATGATTACGCCAATAAGATACAAGATCAAATTTATAATAGCATGATGTTTGATAAATTTTACAAATCTATTGGTTTTAAATATTTTATTTTTATTATTATTTTTATCCTTTTTATAACGTTAATGTGCGCCGTGTTTAAAAATAAATACAATTTATGGAATATAATAAAAATCGAAAAAAGAAAAAAATAATATTTTATTTTCAAAAACCAAAATATTTTTTGATGGGTTTATTCGATTTTCCTACCCGCAATGATTTATAAATAACGTAAACTAAACAAACAATCAAAATAAAAACAACCGCCATCGCTATTTTAGAGAAAAAATAAAAAAAAGTAAATCCTGGTTCAGGTTCTTTATCCATATTTAGAGTTGAATAAATATAAAAACTAACCGCAGAAAGCATTTCCGTAAAATGTCCACATTCTTTACCCCATGATTTAGAGTTTTCTGTTTCGGGGAACAATTGGTAAGACATTGGAAGATAATAAACATATTTATTATTTAATGTATTAAAATAAGCGTCCCAATCTAATATATATTTCTGGTCATCTTGCAAAACGCATTTTCTAATAAATTCATTATAAACAACACAATGCATTCCTGCTGTTAATACACCTCTATAATTATAATAATCATACGGGAGTAAATAATATGGAACACATCCAATCAAATAAATAAAAGGCCTGTCTTTGTTTTTATTTAAAAAACGCAACACATTTTCCTGATGTTTTTTATCTTTTATATTTTTACTAAAAATAAAATCATCTTCTAGAACCAATATGTTTCCATATCCATGTAGTTCGGCATGTTTAAATATTTGTAAATTTGCATCCACCAAGTCTCTCGCTGAGTTAGTAATATAATCTTGCTTTTTGCATTTTTTGTAACCTTTGTTATAAACAATGTATACGGTATTTGTAGGATGATATTCCTCTAGTTGTTTTTGTATTTCCGGCAAACGACCATTCCCTTCTAAATGTATAATATAAGTTGCATCGACACCACTAGATAAAAAACCATCATCGTATTGTATTTTTTCAAATCGATAACACTCTGTATTCATATAGCCGTTATATATTAAAATAATATATTTATTTCCAAAAACCAAAACTCTTTTTGATGTATTTATTTGATTTTCCTTTATAAATAACGTAAACTAAACAAACAATCGCAATAAAAACAATAACCATCGCCATTTTAGAGAAAAAATAAAAAAAAGTAAATCCTGGTTCAGGTTCTTTATCCATATTTAGAGTTGAATAAATATAATAATTAGACGAGCAAATTGTTTTCATAAAATATCCATATTCTTCGCCCCACGATTTAGAGTTTTCTGTTTCATTAAACAATTGGTAACACAGCGGAAGATAATAGACGTATTTATAATTTTTTGATAATGTATTAAAATAACCGTCCCAATCTAATATGTGACATTGGTTCTCTTGCAAAACGCCTTTTCTAATCAATTCATTATACACAACACAGTGCATTCCTACTTTTAATACACCTCTATAATTATAATAATCATACGGGAGTAAATAATATGGTACGCATCCGAGAAAATATGTAAAAGGCCTGTCTTTGTTTTTATTTAAAAAACGCAACACATTTTCCTGATGTTTTTTATCTTTTATATTTTTACTAAAAATAAAATCATCTTCTAGAACCAATATGTTTCCGTATCCATGTAGTTCCGCATGTTTAAATATTTGTAAATTTGCATCAACCAAGTCTCTCGCTGTATTTACAATATAATCTTGCTTTTTACATTTTTTGTAACCTTTGTTATAAACAATATACACAGTATTTGTAGGATGATATTCTTCCAGTTGTTTCTGTATTTCCGGCAAACGACCATTCCCTTCTAAATGTATAATATAAGTTGCATCGACACCACTAGAAAAAAAACCATCCGAGTATTGTATTTTTTAAATCGATAACACTCTGGATTCATATTAATATATGGATGCTAAAATATGTTTGCTCGATTAATGGTTTGGTGAATACAAATTATAAATAAAAAAAACAAAACTGTAATTTACAAAAAGATTTATTTCTGATTTTTACTATTTATTTTTTGCGTTTCTCAAATAAGCGTCGTACAATTCATATTCTTCTTCTGTATGATTTGATGGGAACGGCAAAATACAAATTCGATCTTTCATCAGATCTCTCAATTTCAACTTTTTATAACGAATTAATTTAAAGTGACGTTCGCATGGTATAAACCCATGAATACCACAAGTATCTCTTTGTCCAGACAAGAAATAATCTATACAACATTGCGGATATCCGAAGTATTTACCCACTATTTTCCAATGCTCTTTTTGCGATTCGATTGGCGTTCTTAATCTATGGTTCATTTTATTTTATTTTTATAATATTTATAAAGAATGGTATCAATTTTTTAATTTGAAAACCCATTCAATTGTCTAATTGCCTCTTCGCATGCAATTTGCTCTGCCTTCTTTTTAATTTTATGCAGACCTTCGCCCAAAAATACAAGTACCTTTTTATGTTGCGACATATATTGGTGAATTTCATGATATGATTTAAAATCGCGCAATGGAATAGCTAGTGAACGATTTGTGCCATAAATTGGCTGTCCAAGACACAAATAAACACCCATGCGATAACCTGTTTCAGGATTATGTTCATCCATTTCCAAATAATCCGGTGTTATCTTAAACTCTTTCTGAATTTTGACTTGCAAAATATTCTTATAATTATCGTCATTTTTAATTAGATTAATCCAATCTACATGTTTTTCGAATACATTTTCCACGAAAATCTGCACCAATTGAAACCCAGGCCCCGTAACAAATACATCTTTAAACCATCCATCCTCATCATTTACAGTAATTTTATTGTAATCTAGAAACATCGCACCCAAAAACGACTCGAACAAGCAGCCCAACTTTTTTAGATTAACTCTTGTCTGTTTCGTCTCGGCATGTTTAGAAAGAATAAACCACTTATGCAGTCCCATTTCATACGCCATTTTACCAATTGATTCGTTTTTTACAAGAGCAATCTTTTTTTCTGTCATAAAACCCTCATTTTCTTTTGGAAATCTACGATACAGATAATATTTAGTAATACATTCCAACACACCATCGCCCACAAATTCTAGGCGCTCATTTGATTTGGTATATAATGGCAAACAATCTTCTGGCTTTGGTACAATGACAATATTATTCATTTCGTTTTCTATATTTGGACGCCGAATATAGGATCTATGAACAAATGCGCGTTTATATAATTCAATATTGTGAACAGGGACGTTAATCCCGTAAGTTTTCAATATTTGAAGGATTTCAGTTTCGCGGATTGCTTTATTTAGGGGATTAAATGGATCAAATATATATGTTTCAATACCATTTGCGTTCTTTTCAACTCGAATGTCGTCGTCTAGGTTCATGTTATTTTGAAAATAAAATGAACTCTCACTATTATCATAATAAAAATATGTTTATATTCTTTTCAATTTTATAATTTGGTCCGTGCATTTAGAAATAAAATATTTAGCTATATTATATTCAGTTAATGTCAACTCCTTCTAGAGCATTTAGTTCATCAAATCGCGCTCAAATGATTAGCAGCGCCATAGTCGACCAAAATCAAGGCGGTGGCAATAAAAAGGCGGGTTTATTTCCTCAAATTGGTAGAGAATCATACACTAGCGTTGTCATGGGGGTAACAACTGGTGTTGCTAACAGCCGCTGCCGCCCTTGCCTCATGACCATGAATATCCGCCCTCTTGCCAATTCTGCGCGCCCTATTGGCTCTGTCACCCAATCCAACCCGGCTTGGAAGATTAATGGCGCGCCTTAAATTTTTATGTGATTTTATAAATATAAATTACATAAACCCTTACGTAGTATTAATAACGAATTCACTTACATATTCCGGTAAAAATGACGGTGAATTGTCGCCATTCTTAATACCCACAAAATATAAATCAAATGCTTGCGAATGGTAATAAGTATTCCATGTGGAAAATCGTTCATCTAAATTCAATACCTCATTCACATCTTCTTTAACAAGATTTTTATAATGATCTTCCATATCTTCCAATCGACCTATCGACGCATAAGAATCATAAGGTTGACTGCGACGTGTGCCGTGCTCTGGTCTATTCGTAGACGCACAAGTAAACACAAAAAGTCCATTGGGTTTTAACATATCATATATTTTCAAAAAGGATTCTTTATATTCGGGGTCGTGCTCAAAACATTCCGTTGATATTATAGTGTCAAAATAATCATTGGAAAAAGGCAAATCCTTAGTCTTTGATACAATGGTTACATTTGGCGCTGCAATAACATCATTTCCATAGTATTTGCAATCTTCAAACAATTCACGGTTGTTACCGTTAATATCGCCTGAGCCGACATCGAGAACCAATTTGTTTTGGAAATAACTTGTCAATATCGATTTAACGAATAAAGTGAAATGTTTTGCCTGTTCGTGCATAATAGTATTATTACGCAATAACGTTTATATTTAATTTTTAATATATTAATATTTATTATAATGGATTCTATTGACGCTATTTTTAGTAATTATAATACGGATAAAAATAAAGATTTTCATAATTATTCTAGGCAATATGAACAATTATTTAAACCTTACAGAAACGAATATTTAAAATATTTAGAAATTGGTGTTTTCCAAGGCGAGAGTGTAAAAGCTTTTCGTGATATTTTTAAAAACGCAACTTGTATCGTTGGATTAGATATAAACGAACAATGCAAACAATATGAAGAATCTAATAAGAATATTTTTATTGAAATTGGCAATGCGACTACAAGCGAATTTATAGATTTCATCACAAACAAATATGGTAAATTTGATATAATTGTTGATGATGGTAGCCATACAAATGCGGATGTTATAAAATCATTTGAATTACTATTCCCTCTACTAAACGACAATGGTCTTTACGTAGTGGAAGACACTATTTGTTTTAAAGACCCCAATTATATAGATATAAACTATCCAAATCATTTAGATTATTTTTCAAAATACACGTATTTTTTAAATCAATGGCGAAAATATGATTCTCAAGAAGGTATATTAGACCATTGCGTAGACCCCTTTAAAATTATTAAAAAAACTGACAATGTGTTTCAATATTCAATTGATAAAATAGAATTCGGCTGTTCTTATGTGGCTATTTATAAGAAAGTTCGAGAACATTGGATAAAATAAATATATAATATATAATGAAAACGCAATTTACACCTTTTTTCATTTAAAACGCCCATTATTTATTGGGAACATTTCCTTTGAACTAGCCCAAACCGGTAGGTTAGTGGAATTTGTTTTTGATAAAATTGATTTAAAAAATATATAGTATAAACAGTAATAAATATAAAAATGACTTTCGGTTATATTTACAAAATACAATTCCCTAATGGAAAGAATTATATTGGACTAACGACTTCTTCATTAGAAAAACGAAAAAATGAACATAAATACTCTGCAAAAAGAGGTGATACAAGATGTCTTTATAACGCGTTAAGAAAATATGATATGGAAGATACGTTTGAACTTATAGAAATAGATACAGCAGATACATTAGATGAATTATGTGAAAATGAAAAAACATATATTAAAGAGTATAATTCATATTACATGAATGGAAATGGATATAATATGACATATGGTGGAGAGGGAACGAATGGTTACGTTTTTACAGAAGAGGATAACCAAAAAAATAGTGAAAAAAGGAAAAAATACTTTCAAGAACATCCGGAAGAATTTCAACGAATGAAAGAAATGAGGAAACAACAACTGGATAATCCAGAAATGAGGAAACAAATGACCGAATCAATGAAGAAACATTGGGAGAATCCAGAAGCAACAGCAAGACAGAGCGAAATAACGAAACAACATCACAATGACCATCCAGAAACAAGATTGCGACAGAGCGAAAGCAGAAAGACAACATTTGAAAACAATCCAGAAATAAGAGAACGACAGAGCGAAAAAATGAAAAAAATGCATCAAGACAATCCAGAAATAAGAGAACGACAGAGCGAAAAAATGAAAAAAATGTATAAAGACAATCCAGAAGCAAGAAAAAAAAATAGTGAAGCAGTGAAAAAACATTGGGAAAACAATTCAGAAGCAAAGGAACGATTCAGTGAAACATCAAAAAAACAATGGGAGAATCCAGAAGCAAGAGCAAGACAGAG